CGCATAAATGATAAAATAGTAAGCCTGGATACGGGATTTAGCTATATTGCAGAGCTTCCAAGGAAGGTGCAGAATCATCATATAATTGTATATGCGAGTCGAAATGGTGCTGTTAAGGAGATGATCTGATGGCTAGGCAGGAATTGGTTAATATTGATGTCCGCGAGCTTAGCTAGTTTTTTGACGAGCTGGGACAGGCTGGATCTGAGTTTAAAAAGGAGCTGCAGAAATTCATGGAGGGAATCGGCGACGAGTTTTTGAGGATTCTCGAAGATGAAATTATTCGACGTAACGCCATGGATTCAAGGCTTCTGCTTAACAGCTTCCATAAAGGCAATGACGAGAATATATGGAGCTTGTCAGAAGGAGGAATGACCTTGGAGGTCGGCACGAATGTAGAATATGCTTCATATGTCAATGACGGCCATTGGACTAATCCGAAGGGCGTCAAAACGCGTTGGGTTCCGGGATATTGGCAAAATGACAGATTTGTTTACGATCCATCAGCAAAAACCGGCATGCTTTTAAAACAGAAGTGGGTTGAAGGCAAGCATTACTGGGATTCAGCTATCAGAATCATTGAAAAGATGATTCCGTCTTTCATGGAAGCTAAGCTGAATGATTGGATCACGAAGTATTTTATTTAAAAAAGTGGAGGGGTGGCTATGCTGGAGCAGGAAGTGGCTTCATTAGTACATTTTATTCGAGAAATGGGGATTTTGAAAAAAGAATACTTTGGAGAAGTGCCCCTCGGAGCTACGACTCCATCCGTGTACTATCCTGTACCGGAAATTACAGGCGGAGAGTTCTCGTTAGACACTTACGAGAGCTCTTTTTCTTTGTTCATTAAGATTTTTGACAAGGATTCAAGTGGATCATATTCGATAGCTTCTCAGATTGTCGATAAAGTACAGTATTCTGGTAAAAAAATACCAATTTACGACGTTGATGGCAATCTGACTGGTCGCTATTTCCGAGTGAAGAATCTGAGTGCAAAAAATATTGATGTTGGCACAACACAGATAGAGTTTAGCTGGGACGTGCACCGAGGATATAAAAAACCTACGGTTCCGAAAGGCAAGGTCTATTTTACGGGACTGCCAACTAAGGTTGAGGAGGAGTCAGAATATGGCTGAAAAAACTAAAACCGCTTCGGTAGAAGCCGAGGTTACTAAAAGTGATGAAAAGCCAAAAGACAGGGAGTTTCCAATTAATGTGTTGAGAAGCAACAGCATTAAGCTCTTTGGCATCACATCATCTACCTTTGATGGTGCTTTTTTTGGCGAAGATGCATCAGATAAAATCACTATTGCTGATGCACAGAAAAAAATAAACACATGGCTAGGAAAGGAGATTAAATAATGGCAAGTGGAAATTTTGACATTAACACAGCAAAAGTAAGGCCTGGTACCTACATTAATTTCAAGGCTAAAAAGTCTTATGCGCCAACTAATGCGACAAGAGGTGTTTGCATCGTTCCTCTGGTTGGCTACGACTGGGGTCCCAATGGCACGTTTATTGAATTAACACCTGATGCACCTGATGCTGAGCTTGTGAAGCTTGGAAGATCTGTATATGACGAGAATGATTTAGTGAAGCTTATCAGATTAGCACTTTATAATTCAGCTACAGTATATGCATATATCATCTCAGGTGGCACAGCCGCAAAGGGAACTCAGGGGAACCTTACAGCAACAGCAGTTTACGAAGGCGCAAGAGGTAATGATATCAGAATTGTGTCAGTTGAAAATACGGATACAGGATATGACGTATCATTATATCTTGGCGAAGACCTTATGGAAGTTACAGAAGGCGTTTCAACAGTAGAGGAGCTCATCGCAGCAGGAAGTTCATATGTTAAATATTCCGGAAAAGGAGCTTTGACATCTTTCTCAGGACTTACGCTTACTGGAGGCGCTGCATCAACAACTACTAATAACGACTTTTCAACTTTCCTTGATAAGATTGAAAAGCTTAGTTTTAACACAGCTGCAATACCTGTGACGGAATCATCACTTCTTGCTTCAGCTGCTTCTAAGGTTAAATATCTTAGAACTAAGGTAGGTAAGCCTGTCCAGTTTGTATTGCCAAATTATGCAGCAGATGACATCGGAGTTATTAGTGTTGGCAATGCATTCACCTTCGACGGTGCTGACCTTACAGTCGCTCAGGCAACTGCATGGGTTGCAGGAGCTACAGCAGGTGCTGATAAGACAGAATCAATCACATACAAGGTTGTTGACGATGCTACGGCGGTTGTTGGTGAACTCACTAACGAAGGAATTATTGAGGCTATTAAGGCTGGTAAGCTGGTATTCTCATCGGATGATGAAGGCAATGTTGTCGTTGAATATGATATCAATTCGCTTATTAATCCTGACAGCGACCAGGATGACTCTTATAAAAAGAATCGTGTGATCAGAGTATTTGACAGCTTTGCGTCTGATTTGCAGACTACATTTCCACCAAATGCATATGACAATGATGAGGAAGGCTGGTCAATTATGGAAGGTCTTGGCAAGTCACTTCTTCAGAACTACGCAGATGCCGGAGCAATTAAAAATGTTGACTATGACTCAGATTTCCTCGTTGATCAGTCAAGAAGCGTAGGAGATTCAACATATTTCAATGTTGCTTTACAGCCGGTAGATTCAGCCGAGAAGCTTTACTTCTCAATTAGCACACAGTAGGAGGTGATTTAAATGGCAACTAAGACAACAGCAATGGAAAACAGGCAGCATATCAGCCTTCGCGAGGGCAAGGTTTATGTTGACGGTGTTCAGATTCTTGATGCTTGCAAATTATCTTTCGTAGTGACACCTGAGGTTGCTACAAGCAAGAGACTTGGTGACAAGGGCACCGACAGAAGATGGATTGGAAGAGATATCACAGGAAGCATCACCGAGTATAAGTCCACTAACTGGGTTGAAGATGCGCTTTCCAAATATGAAAAGAACGGAAAGACACCTGAACTTAAGATTCAGGGAATAAGAAATGATACCAATTCAGATTATTACTCAACCTACAAGAAATCTGAAACAGTAACCCTTACAGGTGTAGTACTCACCGGCGATATTCCACTTCTTGACCTTGATACAGGTGGAGATTTAGCGCAAAGAACCATTAATTTTGGTGCTAAGAATTATAAATAATTAGCCAACAGGCTAGCATTGAGGGCTCACAGCTTAAATGTGAGCCCTCGTTTTATTTATACAGTAAATTGTAAATTAAAAAGAATAAAGGCTTAAAATGGTCAAATTAACAGCCTTTTCAAGCAGATTAGGAGGTCCGCCATGGATAAAAAATTATCGTACTTTTTTAGAGAATCAGTTAAGACAGAGGAAATTGTAAATATTGAAGGTCCTGCAACTATTAAGGACGAAAAGGGAAATCCTGTAGTATTCCAGATTAAAAAATTGAATATGGAACGTATTAATGAAATCTACGGATATTACAGAAAAAAAGAAGTCTACATGGACAAAAAGAAAAAGCAGCCATATGTTGTCAATGGCAATGTTGTTACTATTGAAACTAGCGATACAAGTAAGGCATTCCGTCATGTTATGGTTGAAGCTATCGTGTATCCGGACATGAAGGACAGCGAGTTGATGGAATTTTTCGACTGTCTGGACGTAACAGATATGCCTGTCAAAATGTTTACAAGTGAAGAATACGGTGAGGTTGCTCGAATGGTTAATAAGGTTCTTGGACTTACCGATGACATTGAAGACGAAGATGACAAAGAAGACATTGAAATAGCAAAAAACTAATATCCAGTAAAGGCTCTCTCGCTTGGTGGTGCGCATTCTTTTTTCTTAAGTTTAAAATTCCGCCTGAAGAATTTTACAAAAAGCCACGTCAATTACAGCTTTTTTACATTGCGATGATTGACGTGGCAGGAGAGGGTACTGCTGGTCTTAAATTAGAATAAAAAAATAAAGGAAGGAGAATCAATATGGCTAAGAGCTTATCCGTAATTTTTAATGCAGTTGACAATCTTTCCGCAAAGTTATCAGCGATAGCAAATGTCGGGCGTGAAACAACTAACACATTTAGCAGTATTGAAAGCAGTGCAAATCAGGCATTTAATGCTGTTGAAGGTGGCGCCGAGCAGGCTCAAAATGCGATGAAACAGGCATCTGGTGGCATGAGTGGTTATGGAAGTACTGCTGAAAAAGCCGGAAATGACGCAGTTAATGCTTTTAACAGCTTGGAAAGTAGCGCACAAACAGCATTTAATACGCTGAATGATGGGGCTGATGCTGCTGAAAACGCATTGGGGCAGACAGGCATGTCAACCGATGCATTGGGTGAGACAATTAATCAAGCTTCCGGCATGCTGAACCAGTATGGAAGTGCTGCAGAGCAGGCCGGTAGTGAGGTGACAGGTGCTTTTGAACAAATGGAAAGCACCGCGCAAAGTGCATTTGGTGCATTAAATGATAGCGCCGGAAGTGCAGGAAACGCATTAGGTCAAGTTGCATCCTCGGCAGATTCCTGGAATGATTCTGTCAATCAGGCATCTGATGCAATGAATCAATATGGCAGCATAGCCGAACAGGCCGGTAATGAAGCTGCCGGAGCATTGGAAGAGATTGGCAATGGCGCCCAGAGCGCATTTAATGCAGTAAATGACAGCGTTGAAAATACAGGAAATATAATTGGTGATGCAATTGGCTCAGTTGAAAGTTGGAATGATTCGATCAACCAGGCGGCTGACAGTGTTAATCAGTATAGCACAGCCACGGAGCAGGCAGGAAGTGATGTTGCTGGAGCTTTTAATGAAATGGGAAGCACTTTTGAAAATCTGAGTACCGGTGTGGAACAGACTGCAGGTGCATTTGGGGAAATTGAAAGTAATGCCCAAAGCACTTTTGAGGCTTTAAACAATGGAATTGATGCATCTGCCGACGCATTTGGACAGATTGAAAGCAATGCACAGAGTACCTTTGATGCTTTAACTACTGAAATTGAATCATCTGCAGGGGCATTTGAACAGATTGAAAGCAACGCTCAGAATGTATTTGAGTCTATGAACAACGAAATTGATTCATCTGTCAACGCATTTGAGCAATTTGAGGGTAATGCACAAAGTGCTTTTGGAACGGTTAATGATGAAGCTGCTGGCATGGCAGATGCTTTAAATCAATCGGCATCTTCAACGGATGCATGGAGCGACTCTATCAATCAGGCTTCTGATGCTGTAAACCAGTATGGAAGTGCCACGGAGCAGGCTGGTAGTGAGGTGACAAGTACTTTTTCAGAAGTTGAAACCTCAGCACAGTCAGCCTTTGGATCTTTGAATGAAGAAGCTATAAGTGCAGGCAATTCTATTCAGCAGGCGGCATCTTCAACCGATTACTGGACTACTGCGGTTGGAAATTACGATAAGGGCTTACTCGAAGCTATATATTCTACCGAAGAGCTTGTTGATATGGGCTTAAAATCGGCACAGGCTATCAAAGTTGAAGAAGATGCGTTGAATTTATGCGAAAAGTCAGCAAGTGGATTAAGCAAGACTATGACAGCAAGTGGTGCTTCATCAGATAAGCTTAGCAGCGCTATGGCTAATGCTGCAAATACATCCAAACAGTTGGCATCTAATGGTAATGTGGCTGCTGATGCTCAAAACAACCTGACTAAAGCCGGTAAAGATGCCCAATCGGCAATGGAAAATCTTGCAAAGGCTCAGGCAGAAGCTGAGGGCGCCATGTCGGCTTACGATGCGGTTATGACATCCGGAACGGCCGATCTGAAAGAGATTGAAGCAGCTTCTGAAAGGGCATGCCAGGCGGCTGTCAATTTATCAAACGCAAACGGAGAAGCTAGTGAAGCGGCTGAGAAGTTGTCGGATGCTAACGAGGAAGCAGTTAATGCATTGAAGAAGGCAGAAGAAGAATCAAACGAAGTCAGCAAAGCCTTTAAAGATGCCGGAGACAGTTCAAAGGAAATGGGCGACAAATCCACGCAGGCAATTGGTGACTTAGAGAGTATGCTTGCCAGCGCCGGAATTGTAGCCGCCTTGAAAGGAATAATGGATGCTTTCTCTGACTGTGCAGAAGTGGCCGAGACTTACGAATCGTCAATTGCACAGTTACAGACAATATCAGGTAGCAGTCAGATAAATACACTATCTGATGATATATTAGAACTTTCGAATAGTACTGGCATAGCAGCATCAGACCTGGCAGAAGTAGCCTACAATGCTATATCTGCAGGTACAGCAGTTGAAGATGCCGTTTCAATGGCTGAATCAGCATCAAAATTAGCGACTGCGGGCTTTACAGATACATCATCTGCCCTTTCAGTATTAACTACTGCAATTAACGCATATGGAGATAAGGCCGGTACAGCTGATGAAATATCGGATTCCCTTATTACAGTTCAGAATTTAGGTGTTACGACAGTTGCAGATTTATCATCTAACATGGGTAAAGCGATAGCTACGGCATCCGCTTACAATGTGTCACTCGGCAACCTGGAAAGTGCGTATATATCGACCACAAAAGCCGGTATAAATACTGCCGAATCTACAACCTACCTGTCCAGCATGATGAAGGAGCTGGGTGATTCCGGCACGGATGTATCCGGAATCCTTCAGGATAAAACGGGCGAGTCCTTTGGCCAATTAATGGATGATGGATATTCCTTAGCTGATGTACTTGATATTCTTTATGACAGCGTTGACGGGGATTCTGAAGCCTTGATGAATTTATGGTCTTCAGCAGAGGCCGGCAAGGCTGCAAATGCTATCCTATCGCAAGGACTTGAAGAATTTAATGATAATTTGAATGCAGTTGAAAACAGCGCCGGAGCAACAGCTGCAGCTTATAATACAATGGCTGATACTACAGAATATGCCCACGAAAGAATGACTAACGCAACTGAAAACTTCAAACAGGCTGTCGGAGATTCTCTCAATCCTGCATTAACCGATCTATACAATGTTGGCACCAATGTTTACGGAAAAATGACTGAATTTGCTGATAAGTACCCGATTGCAATACAAGCTGCTACTGCATTGGCAACCGGACTGGTAACATTAGTAGGCATTTTGACCGGCTACACAGTAATAGTTAAAGCTGCAACCATTGCTAAAAAGCTTTGGACTGCAGCCACGGCTACAGCAACAGCAGGAGTAGCACTTGAGGTTGCTGTAATCGGTGGACTTGTAGTAGCACTCGGTGTTTTGGCAGCATGCTACTTTTCGGCCAAGAATTCAGAGGACCAGCTTACGGCATCGTCTCAAAAGCAGAAAGACGAGTTGGATGCATTAAATTCAGAATATGCCAGGGCTGTTGTGGCCTATGGTTCAAATTCTGATGAAGCACTCTCTTTAAAAGGTCAGGTAGATGAACTGTCTGAAAGCTACGAGGGCTCAAAGCAGACACTGTCTGATTTTTACGACGAATTGGATAGTATTCATAATTCTCATGAAGATCTTATGAATACCTACAACGAAACAAATGATGCTATCGAGGATCAGGCATCAAAAACTGAAAATCTCACATCAAAGCTGATTGAATATTCTTCAAGCTCAGATGATTCAGCTGAATCACAGTCAAAACTTGAGGCTGTAATAGCCGGTTTGAACGAGATTTATCCTGAGCTCGGGCTAACGGTTGATGATGTTAACAACAGTCTTTCTGATTCAATTGATCTTATTAATAATCTTTATAATATTAATACAGCCTCTGAAAAATATGAAAATGCTAAATCTACACTTACGGGGCTTGTTGAAGAACAGGATTCGTTGCAATCGGCACGAGATAGAGCCTTAGAGCAATTGGAATATGCCGAAAAAAGATATCGCGAAGCAGGC